CGCAGGGGATGTCCTTGACCACGTTGCTCAGGTTGGCTGCCCAGATCGGCTTCTCCGGGGCATTCTCGGGGTTCAGCCCTAGCACGATCAGGTCCGACAACTTCAGCGGATACCTGTCGGCATCACTGAGGGTCGAGTCCAGCATGAACTGAAGGGCAAACCCGGTACGGCCATAGGCCGCTTCCCGCTCCATCAGGTCAATGGCATTAAATCGACGGGAATCCGTGGGCTCGTTTGGGGTCCCATCGGCCAGCATCGGGGCCAACTTGCCACCAAAAGCCACCTTCAGGCGTTCCTCGGGGTATCTCGCAGGCCAGATACGGGTGTCGTACCCCTTTTCGTGCAGCCCGTGGTAGATCGACTGCTCCGTCTGGGGCGTCCCAAGGAACAGAATCTCTCCACCGGGCTTCAGGACTGCCTCGAACTCGGCAATGGAGCCCTGCAACTTCTCCCGCATCAGGAAGGTGGCAGAGTTGTTCAGGCTCTCAACGTCATCAGCGATGATCAGGTCCGCTCTGGACCCCGTGATCTGGCTGGTGATGCCCTTGGAGACGACAGAGGGCGCTTGCGAGGCAGGCGCAGGGCCGACATCGAAGGCGATCTTGGAGTTTCTCTGGTCTTCCCGGGGCTTCAGGTGCTGGCACAGGGGGATCTCGTTGATCAGCCTCAGGGTGAAGGTCGAGAAGTCATCCGCTCGTTGCTTCGACGCCGAGACCACCAGGATGTTGAGCCTGGGATCATGCAGCAGCCGAAACACAGCGTAAGCACTAGTAAGCCAACTCTTGCCCACCCCACGGAACGCCTGAACGACACGCCTACGGGGCCCCTTCTGCAGGTATTGGGCGATGTCAAGTTGGACAGGAGTCGGCTCCGGCAGCCCAAGGTGATCCCAGGCCAGGTAGACGAAGTTCCTGAAGTCCTTGAGTTTGCGCTCAAGTTCGCTCACGCGGCCTCTTCATCGAACGGCATGATCTTGGCAAGGTGCAGCATTGGCTGGCTGGCATCCGGGGCACAGTCGATCCCGTTGTCCTTGAGGAACTGACGGGCCACGTTCAGATCGGTCGCCGTGGCAGAGCCGTCCTGGATCCGCTGCAGGAGAGACTGGGCCAGAGCCGTGTGAATGGCCTCAAGCGTCTTCTTGTCCATCGAGGACCTCCGGTTTAGTGAAGACCACCCCCATCTGCGGCGCATGGTCGAACCACACGCGCACCGGGTTCTGCGGGGGGTCGATGGTTGGCAGTTCTTCCACCTGCGAGTCCAGGAGTTCCACCGTGGTCCGCAGGTTGACATGGAAGCCGGGGAGAGGCTGCGTAACGGGATAGCCGTCTGCATCAATTTGCCCGGTCGGCTTCTCGATCCCGCCGATGACCGACAGTTCCATGCCGGGGAACGGGTTGCCCTCGCTGTCGATGACGGCGGCTGCGTTCAGCGCGGCGTTCATGGCGGCTTCGTCGGTTGCCCGAAGGTAGTAGTCGCTCATGTGGTGAGAGCCTGAAGGGTTGCGTTCGGCAAGCGGGTGGGCCAGTAGGCGAGGCGTCGAATCAGGCGTGAAGAAGTCGTAGCAGCCTGCTGCTGCCCCAAACGCAACTCTATGGGTGCCGAAGGAAGCGTCACGGTTGCGTCCGTCACCACGGACAGTCCGTTCAGGGTGTACGCGGCATCATTGGTTCGATATGCACCCGCCATTCTTGCGCTTTCATACAAAGTCAATGGGGACAAAGTTCGATTCAACACCGCTTCATCGACACCGCCCGTTCTGATGTAGAACCGCGTTGTGTCTGGTGCGGAAGTCGCCGTTCCTTGTCCAATGTCAAGATAAGTGCTGCTGTTTTGATACATGGAAGCCGCAAGTTGTCCACCGCCTGATGTGGAAGTCACCAATGTCTCCGCATAGATCGTCCCTTCCGCTTGGTTGAACCAAGACGAGAAGTTAGTGCCCGTCATCAAGGCGCTGTCCGTTCCACGCGCAACCGTGGCGGTCGTGGTCGGGATGTAGGAGGAGGCCAAGGCTTGGGCTTCCATCTGGGCTCCCCACAAGTACCTGCCGTCCGTTCCGTTCCCGGTCGAGGTTGAGTACATGAACCAACGGATTTTGGCGGTAGTGGCCGGAGTGGTGGCCGTGATGATCACCCTGTACCAGCCGTTTCCGACATTGATGAGGGTGCCGGATTGTGCAGTCCACCCAACAGCCGAAACAGAACCAATTGTTTCCGATGAGTGCGTAAACGTCACTCCAAATGTGCCGATGTTGGCGTTGGCGGAAGTTAGGGCATCGCACTCGATTCGCGTGTTCTGCGTCGTTCCCTTGATCTTGATGTACACCGATGCCGTGTAAGTCGTGGATGCTGACGCCGTGATGTCCTGATAGATGTAACCGTTGCCCGAGGTGATCCCGTTGTTGATGACAACTTCCGTACCGGAGGCGGTTCCATCAGGCGCGGTGATTGAACTTCCGGCAGCAGTGAGTTGCAGCACGTTCCACGGGCTAGTACGCACCGCCGCGCTTTGCAGGCACACGTTCGTCGTCCCGCCCTCGACCAGCAGGCCACGGGCCTCCCCGGTGATCGGGTCGTTCTCGAATCGCGGGAGCCACAGGGCAGCGGTGGTCGTGCTGCGGTATGCCAGAGGAGCCGAGCCAAGGTTCAACTGGGCACCCCACATCTCGACGGTTGGGTTGGCGTTGATGATGCCGTGGCCGGAAATGCTCTGGCGAACTCCGATGTCCACGCTTCCGGTTCCAGAGAACGCAACTTCCGTCACAGTGAACCGCTGCCATTGCGTGGTCAATGTGAGCAGCGAATAGGACGAACCAGCAACATGACGAACAACCAATTTCTCACCACCGACCGTCCCGCGCAGCCAAACCGAGAACGTGTACGTCTGGGTGGCCGTTACGGCGACATTGGACTGAACCATCGAAGACCAGTTGGTTGATGTCGTTCCAGCCCCCGAGTCGAACACGACCGTGTCTGCCGTGGTCGTACCGTCAGGGGCAACGGCGTTGTTTGCCGTTCGGGCTGGATTCACTCCAGTGCCACTGATGCTGTTCGTCCATGTTGCCGTGAGATCGAACTCCTGACTGCGAAGCAGCAGGTTCCACGGTTCCGCCGCAGCGATCTGCCCCTGCGTGATCGCCGCCGTGGTTGTGGGGATGTACGGGGTCAGCGAGGAGCCTTCGGTGACTTGGGCACCCCAGACCCATACCGTTGCCGCAATGTTGTTGCATCCAGAAAGGCCGGGACGGACTTCAAGAACGAAGGTTGATGTTGCCGCCGCCGCTGCCCCACCAGCAAACGACACGCGCACCCAATCAGTGGTCGCCGTAATCAATGAATACACAGTGCTTGCCGTGTTTCGGATCAGTACCTGTTCCCCGCCGACAGCGCCCTTGATCCACAGCGACTGGTTGTAATTGAATCCGACTGTTGTTGCATACGAAGGTTGCTGAAAGATCGACCTGCCGCCTACGAGGTTGGCATTGAACTCAACCTTGTCAGCCGTCAGCGTCCCATTGGGAGCGATTGTGTCGTTTGCGGTAACAATCGGCGCAGCACCACCACTCAATCCTAGTTTTGTCCACGATGAGTCATTCAGTTCTTCGCTGTGGCGCAGCAGGTTCTGGTTGAACGGCCCACGGTAGTAGGTGCCCGTGGTCGTGCGCTGGAAGTCGATGCGCGAATCCAAAACCCCACCACGGAAATCCAGATTCAGGGACGCTGAGTCAAAGAAGCCATCCTGTTCTTCCCCCGGGATCAGCACAGAGCGCCGATTGGACTCGATGATGGCCTTTGGCTTCAGCATTATTCGGCAATCCAGATCTTGTAGGTTCGGCTGTTCCCGTTGTTCACGCGGACGCGCATGTCGGGAGTCACGGCCACGATGCGGAACCAGGAGGGAACGTCCCCGGTCTGGTTCAGGTAATCAGTGTCGCGTGGCAGCATGGTCTCAAGGACGAACCAAGTGGTTCCGCCATCATATGAACCTTCCAAGGAGACGGCTACGGTATCTCCAGAAGCGAACTTGGCTCCGCTGTGGTTGACGGCTACGAAGCCGAACGAATCGGGCTCCAGGGATCCCTTCAGGGTGCTGGAAGTGGCGTTCGTCGTCACCGACTGGTTCAGAATCAGGTTTGGGTTGATGGGCATGTGTGAGTTTCCTAGTTGAAGGCCTTGGACAGCAGGGTCGTCGCCGTGGAGATGATTGCACCAATGGCTGCGGCGATCCCCATGGCGTATGACTTCGAGTGTTCAAGTTGCCGAAGACGGTCTTCGTGGTTCTTGATCTGCTCTTCCTGCATCCGTTGCAACTGGATCAGGGTGTCC